TCACATAGATGCGTCCTCCGACCTCAACCATTTCATCATTAACTAACAATGCACACTTGTGTTTAGCGAGGATTGGCTTAACTGCTTCTAAAATATCTTCGGCACTACGATAGTTGTAGTTACCAAAGTTATTGCGTTGTCCCTTTGGAGCTTTTAACTCCGACTGGATTTCTTGTAGTATGTTTTTATTTTCCATTAGTAATAAGTTTACGATATAAGACTGTGCGTTGCTTTGAGTTGGTGCAAGCTTTTATTTCACTTTTTTTTGCTTTTAATGCTTTTAATGCAAACACTTGATCATCAACCTTTAAGCGACCGAACCTTCCAGCCAACTGCTTTAATCCAACTGGATGCAGTATGTCTGTGTCACCCGTTTCCAAATAATCAGCCATGTTTCTAAGGATCTTGGGGAGTCCAACACTGGAGCTAGTCCCAAACCTACGGAAACTATTTTCCACACGACCCAAGAAGGTGTTACCCTCCATGGATATCACTGCTCTAACCATTCCAGACTTATGGTTGTGATCAACGCAGGGGTTATAACAACCAGTCTCCATTATCGGACACTTCTCTGGTAGGTTCTCTTTTCGGTAACTCGCTAATTGGGAATGCTTCAGATACTTCATGTTCTTGGATGTTGGTTATTGTTATGATTAGCCCCCTCTTGGTTGCCATTGTTTTTTGTTTATTCTTAAGTGCCTTGCCAAAAGCGAACTTAATCGCATTAGCCTTGGAGTTAGCTATCTTCCAAGTGCTGTACTCAATATCTTTCCATTGATGGACATAGGTTATCTTGTAGGCGTTCACTAGATATTCATGAAGTCCATCCAGTAGATTTCCGCTGTTAACTTAAAGCGTTCGATACCCTTCTGCATCTGCTTCCAAGTCCATTCCTTGTGGTAGTGCTTCTTTGTTCCGATGTCCACGCATACACTCATTATGGTTGGGAGGTACTCTAAGTCCCACATCCTAGCTAGCATCCAGCTCTCGATAGCTAGCTGAGTGCAATCCTTCTTCTCGTAGAACTTACCACCACGACCCTTGCAGTCACGGCACTTATAATCAGCCATAAAATACTTACCATCGGGGAGCTTGCCAATGAAGTCCACACTACCAGCTACCTTGATCTCATCGTCCCAAGTAATTAACTCACTTGCGATGGGTTCAATGTTCTCGTCCTTGATATACTTCAAGAAGGGTTCAGCCCAGTCATCCCAAACTGAATCAAGCTTGGGTTTCTTATTGGCTATGATAGCATTGGTGTGATCCTCAAGTCTTCCGTGAACAGTCGTACCAAACTCAGAGGATGTTATTTCCTCGTTGTCAACAGGGGATATACGCATACCGTACTTACGAGTTTCAATCTCACGCTGGCTAGCATTGGGGAACTCCCTAGCTAGCTTGATGTACTGCTCTGGTGACCAGATGCCATCCAAGAATGGATCCTTGATAATACCCATGACTGTTGTCACAGATGGAAATGCACCAACCTTCTTTGCTTGGGATGGTGTAGATGCCTTCGTCAAGAAGGGTTCTTTGTCGCAATTATAAAAATGGCTCATGTTTAATAGGGTTCTGTATTTACTGTATTGTTATTATTATGTGAGTCTAATGGTATTGGTGTTTCATTTTTGCAATGGGTTATTTCATTTTTGCAAATGGGTTTTACAGATTTGCAAATGGCTTTAGTCCAATAGCTGTCCTTCTTCACTTCCTCCATTAGGTTATTAGATAGGCTATACCAACGAGTTTTGTCGTAAGCCATACGATTAAATGAGTCGCTAACCAATGCTGATTGCTTCTCAAGGTTCTTAAAGCATCTCCATATCTGCATATCAGAGAAGAAGGGGAATATCGAACGCCACTCCGCTCTGGAGTTGAACGTCCAATACTTCCCCTTGTGGTAATTTCTACCATCCTTCTCATTTACTAAAACGTAGAATATAATCTTATGCAGTATGATGGCTTCCTTTAGTCCGTACTTGGACGCTGTAGCCTCATCGAATCTAAGCATTGTCTTCCGCTTGTTTTTGATAGTGCATATCCATGATGAACATAACTCCCTCATTCACTGACTCACGATTGTCCCATGGGTAAGTACAGAAGAATGTGCTGTTCTCGTAGTTATGGTATTCGATGCATGCATCTTCCTCGGATGGGTGTCCAAAGGTCTCCCATTGGATTTTGTGATCACGGATGAAGTCCAATATCTGGTGAGCTGTATATCGTTGATCAACGTATACGCCATCATCATAATTATCGAGGGGAACTAATTTTGCAATCCCATCGCTTATTGCTAGGTTAATTTCATCAGCTATATTAGAGCAATCAAGAAAGATGTCGAACTCTTGACCATTCTCGTCTTCTACTGTTAGGTTGGATACTTCGTATTTCATGGTATTGTTTTTATTATTGGTTATCATTGTGGGTTTGACCCCTTAGAATTACTAGGTTTGCAAATTTGCAACAGGGTGTCAAATGTTTTTTCATAAATAAACAGGAGACGAGGTTGTCCATAGTAGTCCCATTGTCCACAGTAATGAGGGCGGAACCCTCCGAAGGAAGATTTTTGTGGATTTTTGGACACAAAAAAGCCCACACCCCTAGGAGTGTAGGCTGATTTATTAGGCGTAATGCCCAGTCGCACAAGTTTGACATAAGCCACCGTAGCTCATGTCGTCGCTCCCGCAAAACTCGCAGGTCTCTCTCCGCATCCTTTCCTCGGCGGATGCTCTAGCAGATGTAGCTAGCTCGGCTATTGTCTTGACCTCACCTGTCACTGGATTGGCTAGCTTCTCGAATTCCCCGCATTTGTTGCAGTATTCTAGCCACAATTCACCGTAATTCAGGATCAGGTGATTCGTGCCACCCTGTGGTCTCCGTGTATCGCATATGTTGCAGTAGTCGCTCATAGTATTAAGGGCGGTTTTACTGATCCGCAAACAGTTTGATTGATATTGTACATAGTATCTAGGCTAGCTAGCTATCTATAGAATATGTGGCGACCGATAACGACCGTCACCGTCATGTGCTTTGCCCAGTAGGGCTCGCAGTAGTCCGCATGGTAATGATCCGCACCCTTGGTGTAGTTGGTCACCTTGGATGCAACGATCACACATGCCTCCGTCCATCTGGGATGGCGTTTAGCTATAGCTAACTTGCTAGCTAGCGTTCCAGTATTCCAGCATGAGAACTGATATGCCTGCAAGCACACCTCTGCTTTGCTGATCCTGCGTTTGATTGATCGGTTAACGATCACCTCGTGTACTGCTTGCATTGCACCCAGCGAATATTCGCCACCACTCTCAAGTATAAGAGTGGCGGCGATGACATCCTCTGGCGTGTGTGCTTTGCTAGCACAAACGAATGCAACCATCATGATCACCAAGTAGAATACAACTTCCATTATTCTGTAGTTCATATTCTAGTCCTTTAGGATTTCACGAAGAAGCCGCTGTGCTAGCTCATTTGCATTGTTGGCGATCACGGATCTACCGAAGTGGCGATCCATGCGTTCCCGTCCCTCAGCGATCATAGACTTGTGGGGCTCGATGTAGCTAGCTATAGCATTGATGCCCATCTTTCGATATGCACCCGTGTCTATATCATTGTCTCGTAGCTCACTGTCCGTGTAGATCACCGTGGTCTGGCTGGCTTTAATCATAGGCAAGTGGCGTTTCATTGTACCCATGATACCTTCACCATTACCGTAGGGTAACAGGTCGTTGATCCACTGATCACTGTCACTGCTCTTTATCACGTAGTTGTTAGGCTTGTGATTTAATGCAACTGTCAGCACTAGGTTGAGCTCGATTAGGTTGCGTTTAGCCAACTCACGAAAGGCTAGCACGAATTCACGACCACCGTGGATAGTCCAACTCCTACGCATTGATCCACTCATGTCTACCAGCATGGTCACACTACGCTTGCCGTGGGTTTTGCGTCTTGCTTGGAATGCACGATCACTACCACACATTGCCGCACTGGCGTTTAGCTTTGTGCCATTGCATGATAGGCGATCCTTACGAACGCTAGCTGATTGAACCACATTGCGTAGGTTGCGTGCTATGCGTTGCACTTGTACGACATTGATGGGTGCATCCTTATGCTCCCATAGCTCCCTGCGGCGATCCTTGCTATCAACTTGCTTGGGCTTCCCTGTGGGTGCAATGATTGGCACACCATTTGGATCACGATTGTCTGATTCACCATTGATGACATTGTCAGTGTATAGCGGTGGCGTTTCCATGCCGAACAACTCAATCCACTCTTTACAGATAGGAACCAGATGCTCACTGCACATTGCATGACATGCACGGCGATAGAAATCCAACACCACTAGCCTAGTCTTTTTGGCGTTGCCCTTGTATTGGACGAACTCAGCACCATCCCACTTTGGCACATATGCTGATGGTTGCTTTTTGATACCAGCCTCGTTGGTTTTGATTGCCCATAGTAGTGACGATGCACTGTTGTAGCTAGCATCTACATCTTGGTAGTTAGTCCAGCGGAATGCACCATCACCACCACTTCTGGTAGCACTGTCGAATTCGATGCGTACATCCTCGAATAGATTGTACAGTGCAAAGGGCACACCCTCTGCTTTGCAATTATTCGCTGTTGCGTTAGTGCGATCAGTCAGAATGCCATGCTCTGTCTCGTGTCTTATGACGACCTCGACAAACTTCTTAAGCTTGGCATCGTTATTCTTAGTTGATGAGTTGCATATCTGATCCAGCTTTGTACCAACCTTGATGTTATGCTTACCATCGAACGACCAGCATGCTGTTGGCACACTGTCATCAATTGATATGTCGCAACCGTATCCAGTTGCTTTGACCATTCGTGTTAGCACACCACCCTTTTGTCTGCCTACGATATTCCGCTTGCAGGTGTTTATTGCTTTCTTAATTACGTGTATCATTGTATTACCTTTCTT